CTCCACGCCAAGCCTTCTGCGGTACGGGCTTAGCCCAACCCGCCTTTAAGTCCTGAAGGTTCTCCATCGTTGACTTCGATACACCCTTGTAGTCGTCTACGATGCTAGCAAGAGCATTTAACAGAGCCTTCTGTTGGTTTAATTCAGGATTCGACTTGATGATAGTGCTTCGTGCATCGTCAAAGAGCCTCGGTAGATCGACATCGCCCCCTTTCTTAAGTGCTGGAGAAACTATGTCGCTCCAAATCTTTTTAGTCGCTCGCTTAGCCTGAACGCCGATCATACCCTCTGTGCCGAATAGTCCTTTATCAAAAGCCGTATCTTGTGCGATACGAGGCGCATTTGAATCACCGCTCAAGACGGCCGCTACACGTTTCAATAGCGGTGTGTTCGCCTTGTACGCCTGCACCAAGCGAGCTTCGTTCTTGGATAGTGGAATAGCCAGTGATTTATAGGCTGTAGAACCAAGCGGTTTAAGGGCCTTGCCTATAACTCCAATCCCTTGCCCTAATGCACCAGTGATCACACCGTCTTTCAAGTCTCCTGTTTGGGCCGTGGCGATGGCGCTGTCTTTTGCAAAGTTCGCTCCAGTCTTTAGAGCAAACGGGGCCTTAGCTAGTGCACCAGCGGGCATAAGATATGGCGCAACTTCGCCTACAAGATTGCCTGCTTTGCCTGCGGTCGAATTAAGGTCGGTTCCAGTGGATTGCTCAAAGCCTTGTTTCGTGGCTTGTCCAAAGCCTTTAGTACCAAAAAGGCTGTCAACTCCCTTGGAAAGGGTGTTTTGAATAGTACGGCCAGCGGAAGAAAAGCCGTATAGCGCTCCTCCTGCAAAATTTCCTAATCCGCTCTTTACCTGTGCGCCAAGCGGCTGAGGGGCTGGAGCAGGCGTCTTGTTAGCTTGTAGCTGTTGCAAGGTTAATCCGCCTGTCTTCTGAACAGGCTTCGCACCTTTCGCCTTAAGTTGTTCTAATGTTAATCCTTGAGCCATATTATTGCGGGTAGTAAAGGCCGTCGTCTCCTCGGATGTAGGTAATGCCGTCAACCTCGTACGTTTCGCTGGCGGACGTGTCGGCGCTGTTTTCGCCAACGTAATTCTTATAAGCGTTGCCCGCACCGATCCTGAGTGATTCCAGCACGACACTGCGCGCTTGCTCCTTTCGGGCTAACGTTTCATTGGTATCGCCGGGTTGTGCAAAGTACGTCTTAGCGTCGGCCTCATACTCTGCTGGCGGAATTGCCGCGCCAGATTCCTTACGCAATCGGGCCTCGGTGAATTGACGCTGTAGCTGGCGGTAGACCTGATTTTCCTGCGATTGTAGGAAGTTTGGCGCGTATTCCAAGCGGGCTTGTCCTGCCAAACCCTTCGCCTTAATGTCATCCTCGATGGTAGAAATAGTATCTACTGCATCCTTACCGCGAAGGTAAAAGCCTAAAGCGTTCTTTTCCGATTGGGTTTCTTTTAAGGCTGGCGCGTTACCGCCTGAATTGCCAGAAGCGGCTTGGCTCGGGGTCATACCCTTAGACATAAAGAACTGCTTGCCCTGCGGGTCGCTGGGGTCAAAAAACATTATGCGGTCGCCTAGATCAACCGAGGACGAATAGTCAGGTGGTAGCCCCGGAATGTCCACGGTTTCTACCGTGACTTTGCCAGTTAAAGGATTTTGTTTACTGATGACGTATGTCGATCCGACAAGCTTTTTATCCAATATGGCGTCCTGGGGCGTATTCAACACGAAAGCGCCTCTTAACGCTTCTTCTCCGCCAAATGAATTTGCAAGGTGTTGAAAGCTCTCTGGGTCGCCCTGTTTTAAGCCTTCGTAAGTAACCCCACCGGCCGCTAAGTTCGTGAGCTGGCTGACGGCCTCAGCCTGTCTAGCGGTGCGGTTCTTAAGCCTGGTCTCCTCGTCTAATCGGGCCTCTTGTCTCTGCGCCCTAGCCTCCTCAACGGCTGATCGGCGGACATTCCCTAGAAGGCTCTGAATTTGAAGGTTTACCTCTCGCTGAATTTTTTGGTTGGCCTGCTGGCCCTTTGCAGTAGTCTGTTGTTGCTGAATGTTGGCCTCGGTTGATCCTGCTAGGCCGGTGAGAGTATTTACTGATGATGTCGAGCGGTCGTTCTTTTGGTTGATGACAGACTGCTCTTGTAACAGGGTGTTTTCGTAGTCCTTTAGGGCGTTGATTTCGCTTTGAGCGGATCGCATAAACTCCGCTTGAATATCCTCTACTGATTTAGGTTGTGTGACTGCTGGTTCGCTAATAGAACTGGAGTAGCGGGAAACACGTTCTGGCTTTGTTGGTTCAGGAGCCTTTGGCTGGTTCATTAACTCAGTGGCTCGGGTTTTGACCTGCTCTAATGTGTCGTATGTTTGTTTCTGTTCAGGGGTCATGTTAGAAGAAGGTTTTTATTATCACGACGCCCTGGGCGCCCGCTCCGCCACTATTATTACTAGAGCTGGTATCAGCCGCACCACCACCACCGCCACCATATTGAAGTCCATTACCACCATTACTAGCTATACCTCCCTTACCCCCTCCTCCAAAATGGGAACTACCGCCGTTGCCGCCAGTTTGCTCTCCAGCAGAGTCGCCAGCCGGTGGGGCGCCATCGCTTCCGCCTATATTGAGGTCGCCGCCGGAGCCGATACCGGCACTACCTCCCGCACTACCAGTTCCAAAGCTTCCGCCTGTAGCAGATAGGAAATTACCAAACGAAGAGGTTTGGCCAGCAGTTTGAGCTGCCCCCCCTAGACCAACTACAATAGATACTGAAGTAGTAGCGGATAGTTCGGCGGCAGTAAGCTCTTCATAGGCACACCCACCACCACCACCGCCACCACCATGGTCATCACTGATAGTACTGTCACCACCACCACCACCACCACAAACCCATACCTCAATACGCTCAAGACCAGCTGGCTTTGCCCAAGTGGTTGAAGCGGTGTAGACAGTGTAGGTGGTTGAGGCGTGGCCAGATAAAGTACCGGTGAAATCAACAAACCCGCTGAAAGTTGTTGTAGCACTGGATACGACAGTAGACGAACCTGTGAAGGTGTTACTTCCTGCATAGGTAGTTGAATAACCGTTGTAGGTATCTAGAATCTGAGGGGCGACTATCAGTTCAGTTCCACTCTTAGCAACTCCAATCATCTGAGTAGATGTGGCTGTTTGTACACCTCCCGCTGTTGATGAAAGGAAGTAGAGAACATCGGTAGTTAGGCCAGACTGGTTGCTATCCACACCTGAAATCAGAACACCACCTGAGATGGCGTTGCCATTCGTGCCTGCTCCCTGAGCAATACCTATCAGGCGGTCGGTGAAAGAGTCTGCTACGTCGCTGTCGGCTTTGTACCACTCGCCATCGGCAAGGCTTCGATAGACGACTGTCCCAGTAGCTACTGTCTCTCCAGCGTTTCCAGTGACTATCTCTTGGTCGAATGAGACTGACCCGCCGTTTACTACCGAAAGGACGTATTCCACGTCAGTTAGGTGGTTGTTGCCTGATGGGGCTACGCCAGCCGCATAAGAAAGGGCGTTTTCGAATGTGCCTTCCCCGCTATTTTGTATCTTTAGGCGCTGGATGATCGGAAAATCGGTGATCTTTACGTTAGCACCTCGGCGATGGCTGAATTGTAGATCGGTGTCCTCGGTGATGCCGTCTGCTGGGCTGATACCTCGGGTAAGACCTGTAACAGTTGTTTCTGAGACAGTACCACAAATGAACTCGGCTTGAGCTGATCCTTCATCTACCGTAAAGCAATTAAAGCCCGACAAAGCGCCGCCTCCTCGAATGGAGTTGGCGGTTAAGGTCATGGTAGTGGCGTTAGCTGTGATCGGAGCGGCTAGGCTGGTTTCAAAGATGGCCACGGCTTCGGGGAGTGCCGTTCCTACTCCTATCGGGGCTTCGGGTGCTGGCGAGAAGAAGCCCGCTATGGCCAGTACAGGCGCTAAGATAATTGCGCCAAGTTTTGCAAAGAGAGATTCGATCATACTTATAGTTTAAGGTATAACGTTGTTTTGTGGCATTACGTGGTTCTAATCGGCAAATTCTTGCGTCCCTTGTTGCGTATATCTTTGAATGTAAAAGAGTTAACGGAAACGTAGCCAACGTCCAAAGCCTCAACCTTAATGCGAACATGTACAAAGCGGTCGCTGCTGATTGGAAAGTCAATTTCAAAGGGATGCGCGACTGTGCTACCGCCGCCTCCAAGTACCTTAGAACCGATTGTTGTGCCTCCGATGTAGGTGTTGATCCCAGTGTCGACATAATCACCTCTGCCATCAATGGTGATGACTTCCGAGTAGGCTCTCCCATCGTAAGACAGTGAGAGTTTTAGTTGCTGATCGGGCTGAATAAGGCCGTCTACTACCATGCGGCGGCAGTTCTTTAGGTTTTCGCTTCCTAGATTAAGATCACTTGAAGTCCAATAGTTCTCGATCACGTCGCCATCTTCGTCATAGCCTGAAAACAGGGTGTAGGCGTTGTTGGAAATGCTGTCTCCTGCTACCAAGGTGCCTTCTAGTTCGGCAAGACAGGAAGCGTAGTAGTTGAGTCTGTCCCATGCGCCCGAGACAACGTTTCGGACTAACATTACTGAGTTATAAGCGTTGGCTACCTCGTTAGTTTTTTCTTGCACGCAAAAGACTTCGTAGTCTCCCCAGCGGAAAGCTACGCAGTAGTCAAAGCCGAATGGCGCTAGATCAAGGGCATCGGATATGGAAAGCGGCTCGATGGTCTGAATGTCAGTACCTTGTAGCACGGACATTTTGCGAAACTTGGGATCGGTCGGCCGCGATAGGTCAGCTAGGATAATGCCTTCAGGGGTCTGGTGGGCGGCCCGATGGTAAGGAATACCGACGTTTCGATAAGGTAGGTTGGTGCTTTCGGTATCGTCCAGGCTCGACGTGAATTGCCACGTTTTGAGCTGGTGAAGGCAGTACTGAATGGTGTTGATATTGAAAATAGCTTCGAGGTTTCCTCCGCCGTCGTCCTGCCTGAGATTCTTGGCCTGTCCATTGGCGAATCCACCGCTAAAATCGAGAATACCTGCCGAAGTAGCGGTTTCGTGGTAATAGTCGGCCTCCACCTGTCCAGCCGCCGCTGAAGCGAATGTGACGGAATAGGCTCCCGTGGCGTAGTTGATCGTTCCCGTACCTCCAGCGCTTCCGACTAGGTTCCCATTCCGATCATCCTTGAATGTCTCCACGCCATCGGAAATATCCACATACATGATGGTCCGAACGCCTGTGCGCTCGGCTAGTGATCCGGTGTAGGTGAGCGATCCGGCTACACCTAACACCTCGTTTGTAACTTGGGTGAAATCTGAAAGCTGGTCCTTGTCGATGTATGAAATGTAGAGGCCGGTCTTGTCGTTGTTGCCTGAGACAGTACCGTTACGCTGTCCGGCAAAGGCTCGGTTCTGCCCGACGTGGAAAACTCCCCAACGGTAGTTATTTGTCGCCTGATCCACGGCGCTGCCGGGATTAGCCACGGGGATTTTGTAGACGGATGAGTTCGGCGAGCCGATAAAGGCAAAAGAGCCTGCAAGTCCTTGGTATGGCCTAATCCACACATCCTCTCCGTCAGCTCCGACCGGCAAGAGATTGGTCCCCACTTCCACGGTGTCATCAGTGTCCGCGTCGTAATATTTCACCTTGCGGCCGTGCGAATACCAAAGCACCTCCCCGCCATCATAGCGCTTGGCGGTTCCGATGCCTGTCACCTTGCCATTTCCAGTCACTTCGCTAGTTCCTAGACGGGCGTAGCCGCGACGAAGTTCTATGTGATCCTTTTCCTTTCCGGTAAGCCAGTTAAGAGCGTCTGGTGAGACTCCAGGCTTTAGGGTTTTAATATCCTTGACGGCAGTGTTTTGTCCGTAAAATGTTGATAGCTGAAAGTCAGGAAACATACTATTCGCGGTTTATTGCTCCGTCTCGGTGACCTCCGTATAAATCAGTCGGATCGTTATGGGCCATGGAAGCCATTTGTTTTGCGTTATCCCAAGAAGTCATGGCGTTTTTCAAAGCCTTAAATGCTTCTCTGTTTTCGGGTAACATCTGTTTGTTGATAGTGTCATAGTCCACTGCGCCCTTATAGATACCGATGGCGTAGTAGCCGAGGACTGGAAGAAAGCGAGATGGGAATGGTGTCCAGACGGCACTGTCACTGGTTAAATCAACGGCTGTCGATGTGGCTAGATAACTGATGTACAAAGCGCCACTAAAAGGCACAACGCCGTTGAGATAAAGGGTCTTGCTGTTCTCATCAAAGCAAGCGGTATGAGATACGTCTTTGTATTCTAGTTGACGGTCGAATGGGACAAGGCGGTAGTACTCTACTCGGTTATCCCCGTCGAATAGGCGGATAGGCTCATCGCTATAGAAGCGTGAGAAGTCGTCGATGGTGGAGAGGTCAATGGCCGTTTGCCAGGTGTTCGCTATTGTGACGGCCTTTGAGGTGTCTACCTTCCTCAACACCATCCAAGGGCGCTCCTCCTCTAAGACCGCCTTGGCGTTGTCAACCAAGACATCTAGCAAAGTTGGGTCAATAGTAGCCTCGGCGTTTAGTCCGGTGATGAAGGTACTTAGCTCCGTGCCTTTTGTTATCATTTTGCGAATTGATTAGCGTCGAATGTCTCTTCTTGGCGCGGCTTCCTCGCAGGAGTGACCGTCTGGGTGGTCACAAACTCGGTCTGCTCGACGGCCTCGGTCACTGATGTAGCGATCTTCTCCGAAAGCGTCTGTTCCATGCCCTCCATATAGTTGCGTAGTTCGTCAGCGGATAGGTTTTGCTCTTTGCCAAGCTCTACCACCTGCGCCTTTAGCTCTGTGATGGCAGAAACGACGCTTGAGAGGTCAGCAGCCTTAGTAACGGGCTTTTCCTCGATTGCACGCTTAATGGCCTCCAGTGGGGCTTTAAGAGGCTCAAGGCTAGTCTGTTCTTTCGGTAGCTTCTCAACCGCGTCGGCGAGGTAAGCGATGTTTGACAGGACATCGCCCCATTTCATCTCGGGGAAGTCGGGGATGATCTCGATTTTCTCGGGCTGAGGGAGCTTCGCCAGCTCCTCGCGGATCACGTCCCTCACGTCCCGCCGGGCTAATCCTCCGCCGCCACCACGCATAGCGGGCATTACCCTGTCGAAAATCAGATAGGTGGTTTCCTCGTCTCCGTAGTTCTCGCTCTTGGACGTGTAGCCGCTATCGACATACACGCTGGTGACGACTGAGATGTAGGCTCCCTGGCCTGATGTATCGGCGGGAACGCGCCAGCTCGCCTGATAGCGTTGCCCTCCCTGGGACGCCAAGTTTACGGCGTCTATGATGTCTCCAGCGGCGTTGCGAATGACAGCGCGGACATAATAGACCGTGCCATCAGTATGGTTGGCGATCTGCCTGACTAACGGGAACGGAACCTGGGGCTGAAGGATGACACTCATAGCTTAGAAAACGAAGGTTGAAACGGTGATGGTGCTGGTGGCTGATCGGGCTATGGCACTCACATTACCGCAACCGTATATGGCGGAATCATAGAACACGGTCGTAGTGCCGGACTGTAAATGGCCAGCTGAGGCGGTCGGGGTGAAGTCGCTATCGAAGGACAGCGATATGTCCGAATAGGTGGTGATGACCCTAGAAGCACAAGACCTGCTGCCTGTGTCGGCAGCTATCTGGCTGGCGGCGGCAACGCCTACCGAAGTGGTCGCCGTGTTCAGAATCGCCGCGTGCATGTTAGGCTCGGATGCGTTACCCACGCCGACATTGCTGGTGAACAGAATGACGGAGAGGCTGGCTAAGGCTATTAGTGCCACGGCAACCGCAAGTAATGAGTTTTTGTGTAGGGTCATAAATGAATTTATTTGCTAATCCTCCTATCCCAGCCCTCGCAAAAGGGCTGAGTAGAGGGACTAATTAGGTGTAGTGTCCGCACCAGTGAAGGCGGCGGAGTTGACCGAAAGCTGAACGATCATCGGCGCTTGGTCAGTGAAGACCTTGATGCCGTATACAGTCCATGCGATGTAGTCACGTCCGATCTTGCCGGATACCGGGTTCTCCTCCATAGATGGGTCTTTTTGGACCACTAGGGATAGAGACTTAGATAGGGCAAAGATCGGGTGCAATTGCTCCTTGCCAACAGTGAAGATGTTACCGGCGGCAGTGAAAGCCTCCGATACTGGCACTGTTCCCCAACCTGAGCTAACAAGTGTAAGCAAGTTAGTACCAGTGTCGTAGGAAGCGGTGATGTTCTGCAACTTGCGGCGATCAGCGGCGGAAACCTCGATGTAGGTATCTACACCTGGTGTGCCCGTGCCGTTGATGAGCGCCACGATGTTCGCGGCCGCGTCATCTACAGCCGCCTGGATTGAGTAGTGACCTGCTCCTACAGCGGCTCCGTCCGCATCTGCGGTCAAAGTTACGCCGTTGATGGTCATTACGTCAGTGTCAGTCGGGATGGTAGGTAGCTCAAGCGTAGCGGTCCATGGCAGAGCGTTCGATACGAACAGCTCAAAGCCCATGAAGTAGCCAGCGTAGCCGTTACGAGAAACCTGATCGCCAAGAAGAGTGTCCTTGCCGCCTAGGTAAAGCTCGATGTAGCTGAGCATTTCAGGTGAAATGACAGCGATTGGCATACCTTCCGGTACTTCCAGCTTAGCTCCTCCCTGGAAGCGCTTGTTGTATACCACGTTGTTCAAGCGGAGCTTCTGCATCGCCGTAACGAATACGGTAGCAATGTTGGAAGAGGTAAGGGTGAGGCCATTACCGGAAGTTCCAGCGAAGTCGCCATCGTCCATCGAAGTGCCAGCGCCCTGGTAGGCAGCTAGCAATACGTCGCCATCAATCTGGTTGATGAGAGCATTGGCGAGCTTGCGTCCATACTTCTGCTTGAGTGGTAAGTGAGCCTGCAACTCATCAAGTTTCTTGATGTAGATAGAGGCTTCCTTTTCTTTGTCGATAACAAGAGTTTCTTGAGTGTCAACAATTGCTTGGGTTGAGTAGCTACCATCGCCTCCCATGTCGTTCACTTGAACGTCGGAAGCGTATGAGCGAGCTATGGTCTGTCCCTTAGTTAGGGAGCTTTCAAGACGGGTGTCAGCGAGAATCTGGTATACAGGCTCTCGGAAGTGTGACATCTGGTATTCTGCGGAGAATACCGTCTTGAATGTCATTGTGTTCGGGTTCATTGTTAAAGTTAATGATTAACCCGAAAGAGTGCGGCTATATGATGATCTTCCTTCCGTTTGAGTCTGAAGCTAGACCTTCCGACTTTCCAAGTTCTTGATACGTTTCGTACCATTTATCTCGTTGTTCGGAAGACATTTTGGAAAGGTCAGCACTAGGATCAAAGTTAGGGTCGCCTGGAGCGGCGTCCTTCGGATTCTTTGGCTCTATACCTCTCTTTTTAGGTGAGACAAGTGCGCCTAGTTTGTCCTTTTGCTTAAACACGATGTAATCAAGAGACTTGTCCGACCAATCCTTTGTATGGGATATGTCGTCCAGTTCCTTCTTAATCGCCTCCATTTCCGCTTCGCTGGCGGTGGGGAAGATCTCTTTGAGAGTAGGGGTGATTTCCTTAAACTCCTTCTCGAACATCTGCGCTTCCTTAGCGAGGCGAGCCTCTTCTAGTAGCGCCCTGTCTGCATCTGATAAGGATGAGGTGGGTTGGATGTCCTTTAGAAACAGATCGCGCATTTTGCGGACGGTAGCCGGGTCTGCATTTATTTCTTGTGCAAACGCCTCTAGATCGTCCTGCGCTTCCTGTTTCTCGATTGGGTTTGAAGCAGTAGCGACAGCTTCTAGCTTAACCTTCAGCTCGTCGCGTTCTCTTTCCGCCTGCTCTCGCGCTTCTCTCTCCGTCTTCAACTCGGATTTCTTTTCCTTGTATTCCTCGTAGATAGAGCGCTTCTCTCTCGGTTCTTGTAAAGGTTCGGGTGGAGTATTGGGCTTTGGTTCTTCCGGCGGAGTTTCCTCCTTTGGCTTCTCCTCTACCTTCACCTCCTCTCTAGGAGCTATTACCTCTGGCGTATCCGTAATTTCAGGAATATCAACGCCAGCGTCGGCAAGCTCCTTCTTATATTCTTCTTCGTTCATATTGGTTTTTAGACAGCGCCGTACCACGGCGGATAGGTTTTAACGTCCTATAACGATGCTGGGCTAAAGCCTGCCAGCGAGGGAAACAACGTGGCGTTGTTTGTGAGGGAGGCGATTATTCCCCTCCCCTGCAAACTACACTACGGTTCCACCCTTCTTCGCAGCGAACTCTTTGGCGAGAGCCTTGAACTCGGCACCGTGAAGCTCTTTTGTGTAGACGCGGGACTGCCCCTGCCACTTGACGGTAACACTTCCCTTTTCATCTTCCGTTGACCCTTCTGGTAGTAACTTCTCCAAATCTGCTTTAGTAGCAGATGGGTCGTGAGGTATGTTCAGCTCAGTAAGCTTCTTACTTATTTGGTCCTTAGACATATAGAAAGTTTTAGTGGTAATAATAAACAGCCTAGCAACACGACATCAATTTGTGGCGTTGAGGGCTCTTCGGATTTCGGCGCTGATCTGCTCCAGCTCGCCCTTTGCATCCTTCTCAGTAAGGGAGAGGATAAAAAGCATGGCGTCTTGTCTGGCCCATAATTTCTCCCGCTGGTCGGACGTAAGTGAACGATTGTTCGCTAGCTGGATAGCGGCGTCGATGTAGGTCTGGCGAGTCTGGGCGGATACGCGCCTGGTGATGTCGTGATCCTGCCAGCTAGCATATGCCTGATTTTCAAGAATGCCTTGCTCCCACTCCGCAATTAGCTTGCGGTTATCTTCTACCGTCTCGGGGTCTTCTACGTTTAGAAAAACCTCTTTTACCTTTTCTAGTTCTTTCATATTAGACGGCCATTTCAGCTATGTTCATGGCCCTTGACATGCCGCCGGACATGCCTGGGTTGTCTGCTGTGCTTTCTGTTGGAGCGGCGATTTGCTGTTTGGCCTGCAAAGCCGCTTGATCTGCCACCTTGCGCTCGATATTGCCTCTAGCGATCTCGTTGTGGGAAAGAGCGAAGTCCATAAGAATCTGGAACTTCTCGCCTAGGGTGCTTCGCTTGTCGTTGGCGAAATCTACGATCTTCTGAATAAAGGCGATGTTAGCCCCGTGCCATTGAAGGGGCTGTTCATTCCGTAGGATCATCTGAATGCACTCGGAAGCCTTAGCGAGCGCCTTGCGGTCCTGGTAGGTCTGGAGATCCAGGAACTCCGCGATCTCCTCGTCCTCGTAGCCTCCGACAGAACGCAATATCTCCTCGTTGCGCTTCTGCGGATTGACTGTCATCGGGTCTACTAGGGAAAGAGCCTCACTCCTTCGCTTGGCCTTAATCTCGCTATCCTGAACCTGCTGGTCGGTCGATGAAATGAGTACGTCGATGTCCTTCTTGGTGCTGAGGTCTAGGCGGGTGATTTCATCCCAGTCGTATCCACCTTCACCTAAGACGCGGATACCCATTTTGGCGGGCATGTGGTCTTTAAGGCCGAAGATGTATCGCTTGCCTAGGTCGGCCATCATGTCTTGGAATGGCTGTGATCCCCAACCAATGCGCTTGCTGACACTCTTTTGCTCGGCGAAAGTGACAGAGGCTTTCTTAGACGCCTCGGTCACGTCGCCCATAGCCAGGTCGTTAGCGCCGGTGTTCCTGCCTAGCGTGCCGCTGATCCAGTCGATCAGGTTCACGGTTCCGGCTAGCTCTCCCACCTTGAACTCATACACACCGTTAGCGATAGCCTTAGTGCCTCCGGCCGTATCAGCGGGAACAAGGGCGTCGGGGCGGTGCATAGCCTCGTCGAGCTTCCGCACGTCCTTAAACATATCCTTATCATAAGCCCTTGCGCCAAAGTTCCGCTTCTCGCGGTTTGTTAGCTCCTGGTTGAACATGGCCACGATAGCGTCTGAGGCCGAATACATATCGTCCGAATAGGACTTGGACAGGAAGTTCTCATCGTCCTCGTGGGTAGCGTATGAAACCCACGGATATAGGCCGTTGTTCTCCTCCCACTTCTCGAAGCGTAGCCACTTCTTAGTCCACGGATGGAAGCATAAATACCAACGCTGGCCATCCATCTCGATGATGTGATTGACGAGCTTAAAGACCGCCTGTCCGACGTATGAATGGTTAGATGGGTCTATCCCTAGCGGCTTAAAGCGGGATAGCCTCTCGCCCATATCGTGATCGCTGTCCGGCAAATAGTTGGACTTGGAAGCGGTGTCTAGTAAGTGCTTCACCTGTGTCTTGTCGTAGTAGCCGGAAAGAGCGCCCTTCTTTAGCTCGTCCTCGGTGCGCTCCACGTCCTCGGTCCCGGCGAATAGGTGGTTCTCAAGATACAAGCCTCCTTTTGGCTGGAAGTTGAAGTTCTTTAGGTTGATGACGCTTAGGTCTGAGTGATACTCGGGGTCGCTAGAGGCGGTGTATTCCAAGGTCGTGCGGCCGTTCATAATCGCGTGCTTCCTAGCCATACGGAGCTTGCTATCCCACTTGCTATTCTGGGCGGTGTTCATTACCTCCATATTCCAAGCGCCTTGTATCTTCTGTACCTTAAAATAGTCGGCCGCGTCCCCTTCTTTGAATGTGAGGATGATAGGCGTATCGTACTGAGCATTAAGGGTGTCCACCATGCCTGAGAATACTGGAATAGGGACATTAAAGAGTTGGCGAAGCTTTTTAGAGGTCTTGCCGTCATAAAGCTCCCAATACTTCCCGAGGCGCTGGATGCGGGGCTTCTTAAACTCTTGGCACGTCACTATCTGGCGAGTCGCAATATTCACCGCCTTTTCAGCTAACTGGGCTTTGGTAAGGTTTTTGTATTGGCTTGCTAAATCTAGAAGGTCAGATTTAACGGCCTCCTCATTGGAGTTTTGCATTATTGAAATGTTACCACTGCGCTATAGGTTTGTGGCGTATCTTCGCCATATAACAGCGCTTGCACATGCCTCTGGCGTGGTGATCTATGAAGGAGAAGGGAATAGAGCAAGAACCGCATCGCCCGCTCCGCTCGTTGCCATCCCTAAAAGCACAAAAAGGGCATGGCGTATGCAAGAGTAGAATTTCCCTCGCTCTCGATTGCTTGATGTTAGGGATGTCGAACTTCCGCTCACAACGCTCACATCGCTTGCTGACAACGGAAGGACGAGTCATATCCCGTTAAATGGACTTTCATAATCCGGTTGCTGGTAAGGTTCTTCACACCCTCGGGGACAAAGGAGTCCTTTAGACTGGTCTAAAATGCACTCGCTATCCGCAAAAAGTCCTTTGCATACCTTACATCTGAAATAGTCGTCTCGGCTACTCATTTCCTCGGGGGCTTATGGGTTAAATGCCAGTGTACTACCTCAACAAAATCAAAGCGTGGACACTCGTAAGCATACAGTGTAAGTCCGGCGTCTTCCTGACGACGAAGGCGTAACTTTTCTGCCTCCTCCCAAGTGCGATAGCTATGTTTGCCGTTACATCTTTGAAGACGGGAGTGAAAGTATCTGCTGGTAAAGCGCCCTTTATCCTTCTTGCGTTTGATCCGTTCAAAGTTCTCCATAGGCTATTCAAGGCCAGAACGTTGAAACTCCGGCTGCTGATAGGGTGCTGTTTCGGTCCTGTACTGCGACCAATTTCTCATCTGATAGGCAATGGCACACGCTATAAGTATATCAAAGTGCCTTGTGGTGAGGCGCACGTCCTCATCCTTATCCATCAAGTCATCACGAGTGTAGGAGCGCAACTCCGCTATCAGGTCAGGGTCGGATAGCTCTAAATGCCCGTCTTCCACGGCCTTCTTAAGCTCAAACAGCATCTTTGGCTTGGTCATGGAGTTGGTATTCCAGCCAAAGGTGCGAATTTTTGGTGCTAGGCCAGCTCTCGTCTCCTTCACTTCGGTAAAGTAGATGCTGTCGTAGCCTTGGGCCTTCAAAACGCCGATGCACATATCAAACTTGTTGTTCTCTGGGGCAATGATCGGCCTTCCATACATATCAGCCTCGCGTATCAGCTCATAGCCAAAGACATCTGGCTTGATGGTATTGCTCTTAAATGTGGCTACTACCCTGTTAGGAATTGTGGAAAAGTCGATAACAACCGACGTGGAGCTGTCCAGTCCCACACCTCCAGCCACGTCAGCGCCTATACCATAGCGGTGTGACGGGTCGTATTGATGAAATATCTTAAAGTCTGCGACGACCTTTACGGGCGTCTTTTTGATCTGGCGATCGAGCGTAGCTCGGTCAAAGAAGATATCAGCACCTGCCGATGGCTCGCAAAGATATTCTCCGGCAAAGTCCTCGGCGTTTTTTTCAATCGTGGCGATTTCCTCGACGGTGTACGCCTCTGGCCACGTTGGCTTCCCGCCCTGTCGGATCGGCGTGATGAGGGTTGCGTCTCGATGCTTCTCTACCAGCCTGTGGACGTTGCCACGCTCTGACAGATAGTTGCAATTGTATAGGGACGCGCCGCCCTTGGCTAAGCCGTTGCGGGCCTCCTCCATGTTGTCCCATATCGCCTGAGTGGTGACGGCCGATCTGAGCGTCTTCCTCGTCTCAAAGTCATCGAACCAAATGAAGTCTGGTCGGCTCTCCTCCTGAATGTCGCCACGCTGGTCTGTGCCTACGGAGTCAGCCTGCATACGCACGCCCGTGGCCGTAGTGAAGACAGCCATAGTCTCTTGGCGTTTCTCCACCGTCTTCTCGAATAGCTCGGGATAGAACTCCTGCACACGGCGATTGATGAGGAGGTTGTATATGTCCGTCACGATCTGCTTGGCATTGCCATAGTCGGCGGACAGAACCTTAAAGAACCGCCTGGTGTGTTCTTCGTCATTGGCGATCACAAAAGCCACAAAGAGCTTAGTCCTGGTGGTCTTGGCCGCCCCACGAAATGCAATGTCTACAAAGGTAGACGTAGAGCCCCGGTATAGGGCGATTAGGTTCTTATCAATTTCTTCGTGAAAGGGGGCATCATCACACTTGAAGAACTTATAGAAATACCACCTAGACCATAGTCGGAACTTAATCCATATCTCCTCGTCGGTATCGGTGCTGTTGAAAGCAAATAAGGCTCGGACTTCTCCAAAGTCTCCGTTGTCTAGTATCTCCTCAGCTAACGATACGCTTGATTGCGTTTTTTGCTTTGTCTCGCTGTTCATCGTTTAAGTTAAAAGAGCCAACCAGCTTCTTTTCTGGGGCGTATGAGCCTTGCACTTTGAACACCTCCTTAGCGGCGTTTATCCGAGTGTTCTTATCAGTCTCAGGGTCAAGTAATATCTCAGCCACTACCATCTTGGCGTTATCCTCGGTGAAGCCGAAGTCAGCCAGGGCCTCCTGAGTGCCTATGCTCTCAATAATCTCAGTGGCCTTCTTATCAGCCGATAGTTCGCTATAACCCACAGAAGCCACTAGCTCCTGCTTGTTTAATGGCTTCTCAGCTACGGCGTTATCAATGATGGCTTTAGCTAGCCTTTTCTGTCGTATGGTCGGCATAATTGTTATCACGTTCTCTTGTGCGCGGGCTAGACTGGATACTCCATAGGACGGCTTTCACCGGAAGGCTTAAATAGTACGAAACTTAAATTACCAGCATTGTCCCTATGTTTTTCGTTGTGGCGTCTAACCGTTGCAAACAGAACACGATGGAGTGGGTTTTGTTATAGCCGGTCTGTAAGCGGCTAACTTTTGTCCCACCCTTTAGGCGACCTCTGCCGCCTTAATAGCTTCCTCTAACAGCTTAAGAGCCTCCTTCTCGGTCTTCCCTCTCGCCTGTATCTTTCCATCTGGTGAGGTGGCGAAGAAGAAGGTTTGCTTTGTAACTTTAGGCTTTTTCATCGCCAATTTCTTCAATGCGCTTGTTAAGCATAGCGATATTAATGTCCATGCGTTCAATCTCCTTCTTGTTGAGTAGCACTCGGTTTTCTTCCTCGAAGATAGCCTTAGAAGCCTGAGCCTCAACGGCACGCATTTCCTTTAGCACCTGAGCCTTGCCTTTAGCGTTAGGTTTAGTGTCTGCCTCGGCGATGTTGGCTTTGAGTTCGTTGAAGTGGCCTCGCTTGGTTTCTAATAGGGCTTCAAGAACCATCTGAGATTGAACAATGATCTCCTTCTTTGCTGCTAGGTCGTTTATCTGCTCCTTAATAGTAGCTATACGGACAGACAGTGGCTCTGGATCGCCGTCTTCAAATGGGATCATGACGTGGCCGTCAGAAACGAGAATGTGCATACCCTTTGCGAGCGGGTATGTGGCTAGTAGGGCATTGACTTCTTTATAGTCTGCAATGTTGAACGAATGTACTCTGAGCATTTATGTGAAATTACTTTGTAATGTGCCCGATCTCCGAATTGAACGGAGCGCCTTGCCATAAGGTTGGAGAGGGATCACTCCCTTAATGTTGAACGCATTAAATTGAGGGCAAGAGGAGCGCGGCGAACCTGCGCGGGCAAAAGGTGGCATTAAACAGAGGGTCGATACTCTGCGCCACCGCTATGGATTATAACATAAAAAAGCCCAGCCCTCGATCTGGGAAGGGCTGGGTTGTGGATAGTTGCCGCCGCTGGCCGCTCTTAGAGGCGGTTAGAAAAGGGTACGTTTTGGTCTAATGAGAGCGCAAGTAGGTTTTTTCTTTTTGAAATAGTAGACGATCATCCCAGGGGGCCTGTTGGTGGCGTATCTGATGGAATCGGCCGTCGTTTTGATCTTCTTTGTCCGACGCACTCCTGCAACCACGGCGCAGGGGTTCTTTGGGTCGGCGAAACGTATCTCGATTGTGAACCGTTTGGTCTTAGCTTCGGCGGGTGGGATTTCAAAAAAGAAGACGAAGAAGATCGCGGTGGCTCCGGCCAGTGCGAGAGCGTACAGGATCAGCTTCTTTGGCGTGAGAATTTCGGACATTTTCATTCCTCCCTAATCGGCTCCCGTTCAAACAACCCAACCGAAATATAACTGTTTGGAATAATTGGCAACCGGAATTTACGCCAGCCGTTGTCTTCAGAGAGTTCAACGGAATGCGTAATGCCCTGTATTCGCCGCTTAATGCGCGGCTTTGTAAACGGATTAAGGAAGCGCGGCTGGCGGCGGGGATGACGCAAACTGAATTGGCCGAAGCCACCGGCCGCACTCAGGCGTACATTTCCAAGTTTGAGAAGGGACAGCTAAGGCTGGACGTGGCGGATTTCGTGATCTTTGCTCAATGTCTCAAGCTCGATGCTCACGCCCTGCTCGATGAGCTGATGGAAGAAGGCCCGCGCTAGGCGGGCCATAAATCAGGTGCGGTAGATGCTGCGGCGGTTGATGGCCCTGATGCGCTTCTTTATGCCCGTGAGGGGATTGAGATAGCGGGCGAGCTTCTTGACAGGGCCGGTCTTTCTCCTTCTGCGTCTTGCCATCACAACCCCCAGCTCTTGTGAACCTTGATCGGTCCGAACAGGCCGTTCTTGCGGTGGCGGCGATAGTAGCTCCGCGCTGCGTTCACTTCCTTCCGCACCCGCCGGATTGTGCGGAATATCTTGAATTTCCTGCGTCTTGCCATTGTGATCTCCTATGGTTGGCGAGATCAGTGAGACAGGAAACAGAAGGGCTGTCACCGTTTGGTATGGGGTGAGCTGGTGGGCCATTAGGGGTGGTGGTGGCCTATGAGGAACTATCACTTTTAAAAAAAACCCGCCAAATAATGACGGGTAGTTGGTCGGCGATCAGGCCGCCGTGGCGAAAAGTGCCACGATCACGATGCCGACAACGATATAGGGAAGGTTCTGCCAGAAGAATGAG